CTTCACGATCAGTGTGAAGACGTCAGAGGGATTGTCGCGGGGCACGAAGCGCATGGCGTACATGCCGACGTTCTTCGGGATGATGAGCGGCCATTCGTAGGGATATGGGTCAATCATTTTTTACCTCTGTTTTCAGTAGAAAAACTCGGATGGTGTTGTCTGGCTGTTTCATGCACTTGCATTGAAAGCCGGTGAAGACAGGGCTTGCCAGATGCGGGTCAAGGATGTTGGAAGCACCATGGAACGCTCTATGGATTGCATTTGCTACGCTCGTGGCAGCCATGTCCTCGCAGTCGAAGATGAAGGTGTTGGAGAAGGGCTGCATGTCGCGTAGCTTCTTCAGAACGCGAGGCCATACGCTGAAGTCTCGAGGTCGACGCTCGATTGGACTTTCCTTGGCCGGTCGTTCGACCTTACGCTCGATGTGTGGCTCTTCAATGGCTTGTTTGTCCTCGATGCTCGTGAGGATGTCGTCATGGGCACACTCGAGACTTGAGACGGATCCAGCATCAAGACCGTATGCTGGGAGTCTTACGTACACTTCCAAGCCCGTCAGCGGATAGGTCGCTTTGATGAGTAGCCCCTTTTCGTCGATCGTTGGAGGGCATTTGGTCAGCTCGCTGACGATTTCCAAGAGCGCGATGCTGACGTAGCACGTCCTCTCTTCTGAGAGCTTTCCGATCATTCGTCCCATAGCTATCTCCTTTTCTTGGGGTTGGACAATTTGGCTGCAGAGTTGCAGGCCTCATCGTGAATCTTTTTCCGTAGTTCTCTGATGTCATCGAGCAGTAGCTGAACGGTGTACTGGAGACCTTCTGCCAAGCGTTCGCTTTCCTGAGCAGCGATGCTCATCTTTGAGAGGCTCCTTGGCTTGCCTTCTTGCCGGATGCTATAGATCTCAGAGAACTTCCTGATGAGGGCGTCTGCCTGGGCATTGATGGAGCAGGCGCGATCAGACAGGCGATCTGCGTGGATGCAGGGCGTTGAAGCCTTCGGTTTGATGGGACGCCATTCGGCGTAAAGCGGTGTCATCACGCTGCCCCCAAGATCACGTCATAGATGTAGACGGCGGAGCCGGCCAGGGCGCCGAGGAAGCTGCCAATGGCGACACCTGCCGCTGCGAGGAATACGACGAGCCCGACGAATCCAACGAGGAATTCGCAGAAGAGTAGAAAGTCTTTGAGCATGTTCTGGCTACAGATGGTTGGTTGATCTAGGTAAGCGCTCTTCCTGAGGGCTGACAATGCTCGGACGGAACCGGAACGAGCGAAGGGAGGAAGAGCGCTTGCCAAGATGCCCTCAATGAGGGCCGGAGGTCAGCAGATGTACTCGATGAGCTGTGGATGGTCTTTCGCGATTCTGAGGAAGACCATCTTTCGAATGTCGTCTTCAGTTGTGCTGGCCGGAACGGAGAAGCTCATGGGCATGAGGACTGCGCTGATCTCTCGACCGCTCCAGAGGTTGAAGGCCGTCATGCCGTAGCGCACGATTATGTGCGTCTTGAGGGTCTCGTTCGGAAAGTCCTCCATTGACCAACTCAGGCGATAGCCGACGCGACCGACCTCATGGATTTGCTCCCGGTAGACGATCATTCCGTCACGCATGCGGATCTCCTTTCAGGACAGATGAGGTCGATGTACTGCGGGTATTCATCGCAGATGATGCGGATGATCTTTTCAAGCGCTTCTCGACCGCTGATGTCGCATGCGACGTGAATCTTTCGTAGGGGTATCAGCTGCTCGATGTCCTCCAACGTCCTGAGGTCGAAAGAGTGAAGGTCGAAGATGAGGCGACAGAGCCGTCCCTCTCGTTCTCCGAGCCAGGTGAGGTTGTAGCCGACACCGTTGACCGTGCGGATTCGACGACCTTGGGTAATGGGGTGTGACATTGAGTCCTCCAGTAGGGTCAGATGGCGCCGAGCATGAGGAGCGTCAATGCCGCGGTCGCTGGAATGGCTGCGAGTAAGGCGAATCCAAATCGAAGCTCGCGACGGTCTTCTTCCTCGGAGCAGAGCGGTCCGCGGTAGTCCTGGTCCGGGGCGCCGAAGACGAAGCGGGAAAATGCCGGCGGAAGGTGGGCGACCATGCGAAGAAGCGTTGTCATTTGGAGCTCCTTTCAGGGGAGGTGAGAATGGGGGTGTAGACGTCGGGGTCAAACCAGTTTTCACGTAGAGTCACCACGGACGCAGATTCGAGAGGGTTGGCAGCGCCGATGGGGCCGTCGCAAAGGCACACCACCAGCGACGGGTCAACCGTTTCTAGCGCCGCCTTCAGCTGACCGACAGTGAGGCGGCCATCTTCGACGGCACGCGAGAGGCAGCCTCTGGTTGCGCGCTTATGGTTGAGCACGATGGCCTGCTTGCGAGCGGATTTGTTGTCGGTGTTGTTCATGATGGATTCCCGAATTGCTGGGCTCTCCTCGCAGTGAGAAGATGGATGGTGAAGCAATTACCCAACCACTCACTGGAGGAGATACTTATGACTTCAAATGACAATGGCAAGAACGCGTTTACCAGCGATGAAGCGACGAAGATCATCTGCACTGCGCTTACGAACGGCTCCCTTGTGCTTCCGCTTAACAAGAAGCTTCAGGACCTTGGCCTTGTGCAGTTCGTCAAGCTTTGCGCCGGCAAAAACGTCATCAACGACGAGGACGACGTTGAAGAGGTGCTTCGGCAGGCGCTCATCCACTGGGAGGGCGAGAAGCTCGCGGCGTTTGCGCGCGCGGATGCTCTTTACCTTCTTGCTCTCCGGAAGGCGTTGACCGAGGGAATCACTGAGAAAGAAGCCCAGAGGATCCTCTTCTCTTGGGGCTAGTCGCCCGTGGAGCTCCTCGAGGGTGTCGAGGAGATCAGGGACCCCCATGCGGTAGCAGTTATTTCGGAACGACTTCACGAAGGCTGCGCATTGACTTTTCCAAATGTCGATCGCGGCCTCTTTGCTTATGCGCTTGATTTGGTCGGTCATGCCGCCCTCCTTTCTGACACGGACTGCTTCGCACCCGGTTCAAGGATCGGATCTAGGTTCTCGTCTGCGGCAATTGCACATACAAGTGCGGTGCGGGCGACAGTGTCAGCGAGAAAGCCGATCGAGAAGTACGTCTCGTCGCAGTAAATGCGTTCTGAGAGTGTCCAGGTCAGCAGGTCCTGCATGGCTGTCTTCTTGATGTCGAGGACGAGGCGGGAGTATTCGTCTCGGATGTCATCGCTAGGAAATGCGGGGGCGCCTGCGAGCTCTGCCGCCATTCTGGTCCGCACGAGCTTGTAGTACTCGTGCTTGCGGGCTAAGGCGATGTAGGGGCGCATGAAGGCGCTCGTCAGGGCAAGTTGGTCAGTGGTGTCGGTCATGGTTCATTCCTCAAGTTCGATGTCATCTGCGATGTCGTTGAGCCAGACAGCGGTGTTCTTGATCTTGTCGGCTTCGTCGAGAAGGTTGAGGGCGTCTCCGCGAACACAGAGGCTGTATGCGTGGCGCAGCAATCGGCGGACGATAAACAGACGGCGACCTTCATCGGTATCAAGCTCTGCGACCGGGAGGCTGGAGAAGTGCTTTCCAAGCTTCTTGCGGATGGCTTGGACGTCGAGCGCCGTGCTGGAGAGAGTTTCAGTGTTGGTCATGAGGAAACTTTCCGCATAATGGTTGACTGATGTTAACGCATAGGCGTTAACGCAATGTTAACTAACGGTTGTTAACAGTGTCAACGTGGTGACAGCGTGAAGAGGCTTCCCTTTTGATATAAGTCAACAGTAGGTTAATTAAGAGCAAAAAAAAACCGCCACTTCGCGTGAAGGGCGGCACTGTGTTGTGGATTAGAGGGAGCGTTTGATCTCAAGTACCTTACCGTAAATGCGGAGGCGATCCAGTTCCTCTCCGATGTACGTTTCGGACGGGTAAGACGGGTTGTCACTTGTGACGACGATGCCATCTTTACAGGTGGAGAGGCGTTTGACCTTCATGGCGCCGTCGATGGATATGACGTATATCTCGCCGTCAACGATATGGACAAACGGAACATGGGGGTCTGGGAATGTGGCAAAAGTTACCTTGTCTCCGTCGTAAATGAAGGGCTCCATGCTGTCGCCGTACACGCGTGCACGCTTGCAGTTGCGCGGCTGAACCATGTGCTCAATGAAAAAGTCCTCGTCGTAAATAACAGGCTTGCTTGAATGCACCTCTACCCACTCCGGCTCATTGTCCTTTGCGCCTGCGCATAAACGTAGCTCAAATTCAGGAATCGTTACGTACCCTGGTGGAGGAGTCGGCTCTTCCTTCGGGTCGTATGTCCGGACAAGTCCGTTCTCGAGGATGTCATGCAGCATGTCCACTGGGGTGTCAATGTACTCAGAAATCAAGCGAATGCTTTCTTGGGCGGGGACGCGGCCCTTGCTCCAGTGGAAAAAGTTCTGGCGAGCGATGCCGATGTCTCGGCACATCTGAGTAACCGTCTTTCCCTTGTCAGTAAGACGGCCTTTCACGAAGTCGATAAAGGAAATAGTGTCCATAGTCAGTCTCCTTGTTCACATTGTTAACCAAAAGTGAATTAACGTCATCTGACAATTCAGGTGGAAGTGTGTTACCATCTCACTTAACGTAATGTTAACTACTTGAAGGATATGACAAATAACGTTATTAACCCAGTTGACGTTGCCACTAGGGCAATTAATGGAACAGACAAGGATCTGGCGGAGGCTCTGGGGGTGCGCCCGTCAGCTGTGTGTCGGTGGCGCAAGAATGCAGAGATCCCTGCGCGGCGTTTGGCAGCCGTTTGCGCTTTAACCAATCTGCCTCCGCACGTGCTGAGCTCCGACTTCAAAACAAAATCACCACACGAGAAGGAGGCCGTATGAGCGAGCGAGAATCCGCAAAGTTCTACTGGCTTCAGCTACGCGAAGAGTTTTTTGAGAGCGACGAGATCGACTGGCTTGAGGAGCAGCCGAATGGACCCGCCCAAGTGCTCTTCTACCTGAAGCTTTGTCTCAAATCCCTCAAGACTGACGGCCTTCTTGTGCGCAAGGTTGGGCAGATGCTCATCCCGTATGACGCAGAAAAGCTCGCCGTTTTCACCAAGACCGATGTCAACACCGTCCAGTGCGCAATCGTCAACCTGAAGATGTGCGGGCTCGTTGAGGTCTTGGAAGACGGTACGCTGTTCCTGTCACATCTGACGAATTTGATCGGGTCGCAGAGTGTTGGCGCCATGAAGCGTCAGCAACAGAGGGCCCGCCAGAAAGAAGCAAAAAACGTCTCTCTTACAAACACACGACAAGTTGACGACAAATGTCGCGACAAATGTCCACCAGAGTATAGAGATAAGAGATTAGAGACTAGAAGGGAGGATATGGGTGGAAATTCGGCGCCTCTTGACGACTATGACCTGATCGCCGACGAGGTCGGCTCTGAGTTCGACGTTGTCGAACCCCCGCCCGGACCGCCCGCGTGCAACGAGGAAAAGGATCAAGGCTCACGCATGCCGCCGTGTCCCTACGACCGGATCGTGACCCTCTACCACGAGATCCTGCCTGAGCTCCCCCGGGTGGCCACGCTCACATCCAAGCGCAGAAGCTGGATCACGGCACGCTGGCGCTCTGTCTGCACGACCGAGAAGGTCGCGAGTCAGGCTGACGGGCTTGACCTCTTTCGGGGGTACTTTTCCTTGGTACGAAAAAGCCCCTTCCTGATGGGGTTGAAGCAACCAGGAAAGGGCCATAGCAGAACGTTCAAGGCCGACTTGGAGTGGCTCATGAACGAGTCAAATTTTACCAAAGTCGTGGAAGGGAAGTACGCGTGATGGGAGCCGAAAAAACGGGCTATAAAACCCGTCAGAAAGAACGGGTTTTAAAAACCGTCTAAAAAGGTAGCGATATGGCAGACATTTTTCAATCGATAGCCATCTTATGCGTGGCAATTACGGGCGTCGCCTTGACCCTGTACTACCGGGGGCTGCGGGATCGCGTGGATGTGATCCAGAGGTGGATGAACTCTGTCAGAGAGCAGTCATCGACCCTGAGCTCTTACGAGGCGCCAGAGAGCTCTCCTGATTCCAAAGACGGGACCGGGATGGATTCGCGGAGCGTCTTATGAAGCCATCGCCAGCGGTAGTCGACGGAGATCTCTATGGATTCTGCGGGCTTATGGAGCCTGACCCAAAGCCAGATCCCTTCTTCGAGGGAATTGGCGGAGGTCTGAAAATCGACGGGGATCGAATCTGAAAACTCAATGTCTCCAAAGTCTCCGAACCCGTATCCGAAAGTGCCATTGGTTCTGCGTCCGACATCAAAACCTTTGGCAAGGAGACGACCGAACCGAACGTTTTGCAAAGTGGTGCTTATCGAAAGACGGATTTCCAGATAGTAGTAGCCGTCTCGGCCCTGGTGGATCTTCGGGTCGGATGCTCGCTTAAGGAACGGGAGCTGCATTTGGATGAACGTGAGGTAGATGCCGACGATGGCGGCGACGGTGGCCGTAAAACCGAAAAACGTAGATAGATCCATGACTTTCTCCGTGGGGTGGTTGATGGACTGGGTTGGGGAACACACCTCAATCATCCCACGGAACCAAATAACAGGAGTTGCCGCTATGGCAGGGTTTCTTTCAAAAGCGATCAGCGAACAGAAAGCGCGGACGCGTCCGGATGCTGATGAGGGCAACGGTTCCTACATGGTGCCGACGTCGATGGCATGTCCGGCTGCCGGCTGTCCGTTCCCGTGCGATACGGGTCGCAATGGCCGGTTTCTCTGCTCATTCCATACGGGCGTGCAGTCGCAGTACTGGCCGCTCGTCACGGAGATTCTGCAAAGGTATTGGGCCGTCTGGCAGATGGCCATCATTCACTACCAATGCTTCAACGACTTGGAGGCAGCGACTGAAGTGATTCACCAGATCAACGCGGATCCCGTCATGCGGGCGGCAGGCATCGAGATGCTGAGTGAGGCCGAGATGAAGGCGATGTATGGGCGCGGAACTGGCCACTTCCCGCTCGACATCATCTCGACCATGATCCATCGTGAGATCGAAGTTGGGATCGCCAAGAAGCGCGAGCGTGACGCCGGCAAGCAACAGGCAAGGCCGTCGGCAGCTGAGCGGGTGAGGTCGCTTTGTCAGCGTATAGGTCATCGTGCGGCGCCGATGGCGTAGCCGGTTTGAGGAGTTGAACTGGAATGGTAGTCGTTGAAGGTGAGCCGATAGGCAAGGGGCGCCCTCGTGTGAGCTCGAGATCAGGCACTGTCTACACGCCGCGAAAGACTGTCGCGTATGAGGATGCGCTTCGCTTCGCTGCAAAACTGTCAAAAGATCGGCTTGGTATGGCCCCGGCCATTGCGATCATTCGAGCTTTCTCAGAACCGCCGACATCATGGTCGCAGAAGAAAAAGAAGGTGGCAGTCGGCGGCAGGGTTCAGAAGATCACGAAGCCGGATATAGACAACGTCGTGAAGTCGGCTCTGGACGGCATTCAGGACGTGTGCTTTGAGGACGACAGACAGATCGTTGCCTGCGTGGCCATCAAGGCCTATGACGTTCGGGCGAGACTCGAGATCGAGCTGCTTGCGATCAAGGATGAGGGAGAGGTGCTCATCGCGCAGGGTGAGGGCAGAAGCTTCGAGGGGTGTTCGCTTGAGGATTTGCTGGCAAAGGTACTGGGAGGAGGTAGTTGTGGAGCGAGACTGGCAGACGGTGAAGAGGCTGGAGAACTGGTTGAGGGTCTTCGCGCCGCGTAGGGCAGTCTCTTCATGGGGGCGAGCACCATTCCTTGCGTTGGAAGAAACTCTTTTGAGGGAGTATGGACGCGATGAGAATGCACCGTGCAAGGCGGCGCCGTCTAAACAGTTGGATCTGGCTGACGCTGAAAAGGTCGAGACGGCTCTTTGCTCACCTCTCATGCCGGCTATCGAAAAGAAGCTGATCGTGACGTTTTACCTTGCTAAGGATGTCCAGTGGTCCGCGTTCGGTCGACTCTGTCGGGCAGCGGGGACGAGTAGGCGCCATGCAGCCGATGATCTGATGGCTGCCGAGTGGCTGCTAGGGAACTTGCTCCGTCGGATCTACGATGCCTGAACAAGATTTTTGCTGTTTAGTGTAAGCAGACGTAAAAAGAGGGGTGCAGACCTTGAAACGGGTTCTCTATACTTTGCTCATGAATTAGTACGAAGCTGTGAATCAGCCAAAATGAGCGCACGCGCAGGCCGAAGTGTATCTGTAGCAAGCGCTCAAGGCGCTAGTTCTTCTCTGAGTCGCGGCCGCAAGGGTGACATCGAGAAACTCCGAAGAAAGACGAAAAGGGCGACTTCGAAAGAGGCCGCCCTTTTTCTATTGATGGTTCGCTACCTTAGGGCAGTTTGCTCCGAGGTCGGGGCGGGGAGAAATCCTCGCCCTTTCTCATTTTCGGAGGGTCGCTATGTTCGATCGATTTGACAACTGGCTTATGGATAGGCTTGTTCGGCTCTATGTTGCTGCGAGTGCGCGCCGACGTCGCCGCCTTGGGCTTGCCGCTGATGGAGACTTCGAGGGTGTCCGCTTTATCGATACCGACGCGGGACAGGCAAGGTTCGTTTACTCGTACCGATTAGCGAACAAAATGGGCGATTATGGCAAGGGCGATATTCCGGTCAACGGAACAATTGCTGAAGTGATCCCCGTAGACGAAGAGCCTGATCCTGGCTTAGAGCGTGTCGTGGTGTGGGCGATTTCTGACGATGACATCAGCGTGTCGCTCCCTGTGAAATACACCAGGGAGCGGCTTACTGATTTCCAAATTAAAGACCTGCTTGGTCAAATGGCCGAAATTGCTCGCCATCGAATCCAATGTTTGACGTGACTTCATCTTCGCCCGAAGCCGGAAGTTGCTTCAGCCCTTTGGCTTGGAGATACTGCGCTAAACAGTATTTCAGTTCGTTCTTGGTGAGCTGCCTGTAAGCCATCACGTGGAGCGTGAATGTTTTAGCGCTGTTCATGATGACGTTATGGATATGTGGCTTAGGAATGGCATCTGACATAAAAGCTCCTTGGTTACGTTGATGGTGTCAGAGTCTCAACGATACACCAGGGAGAGCGTGACGCCCTCGGGGGAAACCTCGGGGGCTTTTCAATTTCGAGGTACAAAATGAAGAAAGCTATTGTGGCGGCCATTGCGGTCGCCTTTTTCGTTTCTACAGCGGCGGAAGCACGTGGCGGTCGTGGGTTCAGCGGCGGACGTTCGTTCTCCCGTCCTGCTCCTACGAAGAGCTATGCACCGAAGCGCACGACAGTCGTGAAGAAGAACACGACCGTCATCAACCAGACTGTGAATCAATCTGCTCCTGCCTCTTCCGGCGGTGGCTTCTGGAGTTCTCTCTTCGGTGCGACCGCAGGATCGATGGCCGGCAACGCTATCTACGATGCTGTGACTGATGACAAGAGCCAGACGCCTGTGCAGGCTCAACCTCAGCCTCAGCATTGAAGATGAAGTGTCATCTCGTGTGTTATTTATGAAAATGGTTGCGGCAGAGGGCTCTGGGTCCTGGTGGGAATTTTAGCGCCTTGCGGCTCTCGCGAGTCCCGAAACCCGGCTAGATACAACTTTAAAAAAAGTGGCAACCAGTGACTGTAGTTTACGCTTGTTGCGTCCTGTAGGTGTTGAACATCTGACGAAAAAAAGAGACGATGGTTTTAGAAAAACGAACGTGCAAGGAGGGACGGGGATATGGCTGAAAACTCCGCCAGCGTTGGCGTTCGTGAGTTTGCTCGCCAGATCGGAAAATCGCATACATGGGTTTACAAGCTCCTCAAAGAAGGAAAGCTTCCGCGCAATGAAGACGGGACGCTGCCTGTAAACGAAGCCTTTGCTGCTTACGACAAGTTGACACGCGGTACAGAGCGTCAACCGGAGGAGTTGCCAGACGATGACAACGCCCCGATGTCTCCAAAAATGGCCAAAGCTCAAAACGTCACCGAAGCCTTCAACAAGGCTCGGGCGATGGAAAAGACGTACCAGGCCAAGTTAAAGGAAATCGAATTCAAGCTGAAGCAGGGCGACCTCGTTGAAAGCGCCAAGGTCCGTCAGGATGCTCAGGCAACCGCCTCCGCGTTGCGAGCTCGGTTGATGTCAATCCCGGTTCGAGTGGCCGGATTGTGTGAAGGCCGAACCTCACGCGAAATCGAGGAAATCCTTGAAGGCGCAATAGACGACGCCTTGAAGGAATTCAAAAAATCGGAGTTCTAGCATGGGACTGTGGGCCGACATTTTTAAGCAAACGTGCAAGCCTCGTTCTCGTTTGACCGGTAGTCAATGGGCGGATAGGTATCGCTCGATTCCTGCCGGTACGAGTCCGGAGCCTGGTGAATGGCGCACGGATCGAACGCCGTATCTTCGAGAAGTGATTGACTCGGCGACCGACAAACTCACGGAGACCGTTGTCTTTTGCGCGAGCTCCCAGGTCGGAAAGTCCGAAGCTCTGCTTTGCATTCTTGGCTACTTCGCCGATCAGGAGCCTGCGCCTCAGCTGATGCTGCAGCCGACTGTGGAAATGGCAGAAGCCTTCTCAAAGGAGCGCATCGAGCCAATGTTTCAGGTGTCTGTCGGGCTTCAAGGGAAACTTGAGGAAGGTAAGGAAGGGCGCGGCTCGGCCAAGAAGTCGAGTACGACGATTCGCATGAAGCACTATCAGGGCGGCTATCTCGCTTTGGTCGGGGCGAACTCTCCTGCCGGTCTTGCGTCGCGTCCGATTCGCGTTCTGCTCTGTGACGAAGTGGACCGATACGGTGAAACGAAGGAAGGCGATCCCTTGAAACTCGCTATCCAACGTACTCAGAACTTCGGGAACAGGAAGATCATCATTGTGAGCACGCCGACCATCAAGGGGGCGTCCAAGATCGACGACTGGTACCAAAAGAGCGACAAACGCGAGTTCTATGTGACGTGTCCGCACTGCGGCGAGGAGCATACGCTCAAGTGGGACTACGTAAGGTGGGCAAAGGATGAGGACGGAAATGCGCTGCCTATGACGGCGGCGATGTATTGCCCAGAATGCGGTGCCAAAGAACGTGGCCCTTTCAAGCCTGACTTGAACATTCTGGCAACTGGAAAATGGAAAGCCACCAATCCGAGGAGTCGCATCAAGGGTTACCACATCAATGCCCTCTATTCGCCGTGGGTCAATTTGCATGATCTGGTTGAAGAGTTTGTTTCGGTCAACAAAGAGCGAGACAAACGCGGTCTGATGGAATTTAAGAACCTGAAGCTCGGCGAGGTCTGGGAGGAATACAACCTCGCTGAAGACAAATGGGCGACGCTTTACGCGCGGCGTGAAGAATATCCGGCTGATGGTTCGTTGCCAGAAGGCGTTCTTCTCTTAACTGCGGGTGTCGACGTTCAGCACGATCGATTGGAGTGTTCCATCTATGGGTGGGGCATCGGGCGAGAGTGTTGGGGTATTGAGCACCGGGTGCTTTATGGCCGCCCTGACGATCTGGCAACGTGGCAACAGCTCGATGCTGTCCTTCAACGGCAGCACGTTATGCAGAACGGTGTACGCATCGCTGTAGCTTGTGCTTTCGTTGACTCTGGTGACGGTACGTTTACGAATCGAGTCTATCAATACACGAAGGCCCGCGAGCGAATGCGCGTTTTTGCAATCAAAGGACGCGGCGGCATCGGTGTCCCATTCATTAACCCTCCGACGAAGAGTAACGCCATGAAGGCGATGCTCTTCACGCTTGGCGTTGATGGTGGAAAGTCACAAGTGATGGACCGACTTGACAATGATGAACCAGGTCCAAATTACGCTCACTTTGCTTCCCAAGAGGACCGGGGCTTTACAGAGAGCTTTTTCAAGCAACTGACATCAGAAGTTTTTGAGAGCGTCTTTGATCGTGACAAGGGTACGAGAAAGATGGCTTGGAAAAAGATTCGTGAGCGAAATGAGGCGCTTGACTGCGCTGTCTATGCGACGGCGGCAGTCGAGCTTCTCACGCCAAATTTTGAATATTTGGCTGAATTTTATGCGAATGGGGGAGCGCTCAAACAGCAAACCGCACCGCGCAAGCCGCGCGGGACCCTGTCGAAGGGGATCACCTTGTAAAGGAGTTGATGCTTAGTGGCACAACAAAAAACGCAGATCGAATACGTCCCAGTAGACGATCTAAAGGCATACGAGCGTAATGCCCGCACGCACAGCGACGAGCAAATCAAGCAAGTCGCGGAATCGATCAAGGAGTTCGGTTTTACAAACCCCGTCTTGATTGATGAACACAATGAGCTCATTGCAGGCCACGGTCGATCAATGGCCGCGAAGTCGATCGGCATGAAGGAAGTGCCGGCGATCCGCCTGACGGGGCTCACAGACGCGCAGAAGAAAGCGCTGCGCATTGCAGACAACCAGTTAGCACTAAACGCCGGATGGGATGAGGAGCTCCTCCGCATCGAGCTCGGCGAACTTCAGGAGCTTGACTTCAATCTGGATGTCATGGGCTTTTCGGACGAAGAACTCGACCTTCTGCTTGATGGAACTGGCTCGATTGATGACGACGAAAGCCATGGGCAAGACGCTGAGGAAATCGCGGAACCGTCTGAAGACCCTGTTGTCAAGCCTGGCGAACTCTGGCTCTTGGGCGACCATCAGCTTTTGTGCGGAGACTCGACGCGCATCGATGAGCTTGTTCGCTTGTGCGAAGAAGGCAGCGTCGATCTGTATCTGACCGACCCGCCTTACAACGTCGCATACGAAGGCGCGACGAAAGACAAGCTGACGATTCAGAACGACAACATGTCGGACGACAACTTCCGAAAGTTCTTGATTGATGCCTTCTCTACTGCTGACTTTGCCATGAAGCCAGGAGCGTCTTTCTACATCTGGCACGCGGACGCTGAAGGCTACAACTTCCGAGGCGCGTGCCGAGACAACGCGTGGAAGGTGCGCCAGTGCCTTGTGTGGAACAAAAACTCTCTTGTTCTTGGTCGTTCTGACTACCAGTGGAAGCATGAGCCGTGCTTGTACGGCTGGAAGGAAGGCGCGGGGCATGCCTGGTACTCGGACCGTAAACAAACGACAGTTCTCGACTTCGATAAGCCGTTGAGGAACGGGGATCATCCGACGATGAAGCCGGTCGATCTATTCGAGTATCAGATCGGAAATTCCACAAAGAAGGGTGACATTGTGCTCGATAGCTTCGCAGGGTCCGGGACGACGGTCATTGCTTGTGAAAACACCGGTCGTAAGGCTCGTGCGATGGAGCTCGATCCTCGTTACTGCGACGTCATCATCAAGCGTTGGCAGGACTTGACGGGAGAGGATGCGGTTCGTGAAGACGGCGTGACTTTCAACAACTGCAAGTAATCACAAAAAGGAGGCAACGAGATGCCTTGGATAACACTAGACGAGGCCCGTGCGAATCTGAAGATGTGGCTCGATGCCGAACGCGCGGTTGCCTCTGGCCAGTCGTATCGAATCGGCACCAGACAGCTGAATCGTGCGTCGCTTTCTGACATTGCTGCCAGGATCAAGTACTGGCGCAACGAGATCGACAAGCTTGAAAACGGACGCAAGGGGGCGCGTGTGATGCGTGCTGTCCCTCGCGACCTGTAAGGAGGCTTGCAAATGAATCTGCTTGACAAAGCGATCAATGCAATCAGTCCTGAGCGCGCATTGAAGCGCTATGAAGCCCGCCGAAAGCTTGAGATTTTGAACTCCGGCTATTCGAGGCACGGTGGTTCATACGCAAAGAAGTCCTTGCTTGGATGGCTATCTGGCGGAAGCGATGCGGACGCAGACATTGTTGATAATTTGGAGACGCTTCGCAATCGATCGCGCGACCTCTACATGGGGTCGCCTCTCGCAACCGGTGCACTCAAGACTGTTCGAACGAATGTGGTCGGCTCCGGGCTTGCGCTGAACGCCCAGATCGATGCGAAGTTTCTCGGCCTTGCCGAGGAGCAGGCGAAAGGTTGGGAAGAAAACACCGAACGCGAATGGCGTCTCTGGTCTGAAAGCGTGAACTGCGACGCCGAGCGCCGGCAGACATTCTTTCAGCTTCAGTCCTTGGTGCTCCTTTCTGCGCTGATGAGTGGCGATGTCTTTGTGACGATGCCGGTCATTCCGCGCAAGGGGTGCGCCTACGATCTGCGCATCGGTCTCATCGAAGCAGACCGTGTGTGTAACCCGCTCAATGCTTCTACGACTGCAAACATTCTTGGCGGCATCGAGGTCGGGACGTACGGCGAGACCGTTGCTTATTGGGTTGCGAAACACCATCCGGGCGCAATTCCTCGAATCGGTCAAGACCTGCAGCAGGAATGGAAGCGCGTGCTTGCGTTCGGTACGACGACCGGGCGCCGCAACGTCCTGCACATCATGGCAGACGTTGAGCGTCCTGCACAGCGCCGAGGCGTTCCGATGCTTGCTCCGGTCATTGAGGCTCTGAAGCAACTATCCAGGTATTCAGAGGCCGAACTGATGGCGGCGGTCGTGTCCGGAATGTTCACGGTCTTCGTCAAGAGCAACACACCGGACTCTCCTCTTGGTGCGGGCTTCAATCCTGCGTTGCAAGTCGACAAGGACCCGAACGCCTATGAGATGGGGAACGGGTCGATTGTCGCCCTTGAGGAAGGGGAAGAGGTTCAAATTGCGGACCCGAGTCGTCCGAATCCGAACTTTGATCCTTTCGTTATCGCCATCTGCCGTCAGATCGGTTCGGCGCTCGAGATTCCTTACGAGTTGCTCGTGAAGAATTTCACAGCGTCCTATTCGGCTTCGCGTGCTTCGCTTCTCGAGGCCTGGAAGATGTTCCGCATGCGTCGCGAATGGCTCGTCAGTAACTTTTGTCAGCCCGTTTACGAAGAGTGGCTCACCGAAGCTGTTCTGAAGGGCCGTGTGCAAGCCCCTGGCTTCTTCGACGATCCGGCCATTCGTGCTGCCTGGTGTGGCGCGGATTGGTACGGCGACGCGCAGGGACAGCTCGATCCGCTGAAGGAAGCCAATGCCGCGAAGGTTCGTGTCGATGAAGGCTTCAGCACTCGCGAACGTGAGGCGGCTGAGCTTACTGGCATGAAGTACGACCAGGTTCACGCTGTGCGAAAGCGCGAGGAGGCAATGCGTAGGGAAGACGGTCTGAGTGCCACAGCTCCGGCTCAACCAGTGACGGAACCGGAGAAGGAGGAAAAGGATGAATAAGTTTTGGAACGTAAAGACCGAGGGGAAACGGGCGCAGCTCGATCTCTTCGGCTATGTCGGCGGATCGAAGGACGATCCATGGGGGAAGGGCTTCAACGAGTCTGAATTCCTCGCGGACTTCCGAAAAATCCCGTCCGATAGCCCTCTGGACATTTCGATCAATTCGTTCGGCGGGGCCGTCTATACGGGTTTGTCCATTTATTCGCTTCTCAAGGCGCATAAGGGACAGATCACCTTCCGAATTGACGGAGCTGCTATGAGTGCCGCGACGATCATCACGAGCGTGCCTGGCGCGAAAGTCATCATGCCGAGGGGTTCAATGATGATGATCCACAAGGTCAGCTCTGTTGCCGTCGGTACGACGGACGACATGAGGAAGGCGGCCGACGACATGGAGAAGCTTGAGGAAAACCTCATCAACATCTATGTCGAAAAGACCGGTCGCACGGTTGATGAGATCAAGGAAAAGGTCAACGCCGAGACGTACTTCACTGCTGAAGAGGCTATGGAGTTTGGTCTGGCTGACGAGATTGATGAAACGACGGAAGTAAAGAACACGGCTTCTGGCGGATTCGTCATGTTAAACGGCCTGAAGGCAGATTCGCGTTTCTTTGCGAATGCGCCGAAGGGCTTCATTAACGCGGAACAGCCCAAGGCATCCGCAGTTCAAAAGGAGGTTCACAAGATGAATCTGGAAACGTTGAAAGCGGAACATCCTGACTTGGTGCAGGCGATCCGCAACGAAGCTATTGCCGAAGGCGCAGAGCAGGAACGAGCTCGCATTCAGGCGATTGAAGACATCGCTGTCGTGGGTCATGAAGACCTTGTGAACGCTGCGAAGTTTGACGGAAAGACGACTGCCGAATCGCTCGCTGTGCAGATTCTGAAGGCAGATAAGGCTCGCGGCGCACAGATGCTCAAGGCTCGCGCGAAAGATGCGCAGGCGCTTGAAGGCATCGAACCCGAAGGCAACGAGGGACTCGATCCGAAGTCCGAAGAAAAGGCAAAGCAGGAAGCCGAAATGAAGGCTGTTATTGAAGCCGGTGCGCGTGCTTACGCTCGCAAGTAAAGGAGGAACCAGAAATGGCAATGCAAGAAACTCATACGACGACTGTCGACAATCTTTTCGCTGCGTCGCAGATCATGCCGGTTGTTGCTGACAGCATGATGGTCAAGACTAGCCAGGGCGTGCTCAAGCGCGGCGCTCTGCTTGATAAGGACGGCACGCTCTGCAAGGTTGACTCTGGGAAGACGACGATTTCTGCAGTGTATGCAGTCCTTGCCGAGGACGTGGATACGGCTTCCGGCGACAAGGTCGCTGCCGTGTATCTCACCGGCGAATTCAACGAAGATGCTCTTTCTTTTAACGCTGAGAACAGCGCTGCCGTTGCGGACTTCAAGCCGTCTGCTCGTCAGGTCAGCATCTTCTTCAAGCCGAGCATCTAAATCTCAGGAGGGACTACAACAATGGCAATTGATATGTTTACTACTCGCACGATGCTCGCGATGGTCGAAGAAGGCCAAAAGAGCAATTCCACCTGGTTGCGCGATCGCTACTTTACGAATCGCCCGACCTTCCACACCCAGAAGATCGACTTCGACATCATCGGTCGCGGCGGTCGCAAGATTGCGCCTTTCGTCAACCCGAAGGTTGGCGGTGTCGTGCTGACGCGTGAAGGCTTCCGCACCGAAAGCTACGAAGCTCCGGAAGTTTCTCCGATGCGCGTGACGACGGCAGAAGACATGCTGAAGCGTCTGCCTGGTGAAACGATCTACTCTGCCAAGTCCCCGACGCAGCGCGCTGCGGAAATTCTCGGCAAGGACTTGTCCGACCTCGACGACATCATCACGCGTCGTGAGGAAGTCATGTGTGCTGAAGCTCTGTTTACCGGCAAGGTGACGGTCAAGGGCGAAGGCTACGATGAAGTTCTGAACTACTGGGCTCACCTGGAGACGAAGGAGCAGCCGAAGACTACTTTGGGCACGAAGTGGGACGCTGCTGACGCTGCCCAGATCATGGGCGATCTTCGTACGCTTCGTCGCACGATGATTCAGTCCGGCGGCTTTACGCCGCACGAGCTGATCTGCGGCTCGAAGGTGCTTGATACGATCCTTGATAAGCTCACGACTGCCAAGCAGCTCGATATGCGTCGCGTCGACATGGGCGCGATTGATCCGCAGCACTTGCCGAATGGTGTGACGTACTGGGGCTATCTCAAGGACTCCGGTCTTGACATCTACTCTTATGACGAGTGGTACACGGATGACGCCGGCAAGGAGCAGCCGATGGTTCCCGAAAAACTCTGCATGCTCGCAAGCCCGAACGCGAAGACGATGCTTGCATACGGCCTTGTTGCGCTGACTGGTGACGAAGCGATCAAGTTCTACGAAGGTGCTCGTGTGCCGGACTCTTGGGTTCAGCGTGCGAATCCTTCCGGTCGCATTGTGCAGATCAAGAGCCGTCCGCTGCCGATCATTCAGCAGATTCACGGCTTCCACGTCATCGAAGCTCTTGCTTAAGAGCGACAAAAACCGAATCAGGGCAGGCAGTACGACCTGCCCTTTTTCGTAGGAGGGACAGAAATGAAAGTTGTTCTTTTAGAAAACCTCCTCATTTCCGGTAAGCGCTACACGGCATGTGAGGAGATCGAGGTTGACGAGACGGTAGGCCTTCAGCTTCTCAAGGAAAATCTGGCGCTTGTCGGTGTGAATGAAATCGAGGACGACATTGTCGAAGAAGCTCCATTGCCGACGCCGGAGGCTGCTTTCGCTCCGATCCCCGAGGCTCAAGATGAGTCAGAGCCTGAAGTCAAGCAACCTGTCAAGCGTCGCACGACGAAGAAGGTGGCGGAATGAGTGCCTTCAAAGATTTCGTTGCGGCTGATGTGAAAAACGTCTTCATCAATCCAGATGAGTTCGCGGAAGAGCACGAGATAGGACATGAACTTGTGCCTTGCATTCTCGACAAGATCATCACGCAGGCCAACGGCGACGATTCATACCTTGGCGTTTTTGTCAACCAACTGACGATCTACGTCGAAGTCGGGGTGATCGAAACGCCGGTCGAGGGCGAGCTTCTCAACGTTGATGGCTCGATTCATCTTGTCAAGTCCGTCAGCAATGATGGCGGCGTGCTCGTCATTGTGACGGAGGCGAACGATCAATGAGCGTCCTAGTCAGACTGAAAGCGGATGATGATGCGCTGAAAAATGTTGAGGCCATGTTGCATGGTGTCAAAGGCGGGGTCGAGAAGGTCACGATGCGAGCCATCAACCGCGCTCTCGGCTCAGGAAAAACAGCGCTTTCTAAAGGTATTCGCGAGACTTACACGGTCAATGCCGCGACTGTGAACGAGACGATTTCCATTCGTAAAGCCTCAGCAAGCAATCTTGAAGGAACCATTGTGTCGAGCGGCAAACCGTTGTCCGCTAGACACTTTAGCCATTCCCCCGAGGGAAAAGATACGACTGGCGCGGAACGGAAACGGATTCGAGTGACCGTCAAAAAGGGCGGGGGCGGCAAGTACAAGACGGGCTTTATTTGGGATGGCGGATGGGGTACGGATAAGCACGCCATCTACATCAGGTCTGGCGGAAAGATCAAGGCTTCAAAGGGCTATCACGCAGGAAAGAGGTACAAGGTCGACAAGGTCAAGAAGGTGTCCGGTCCCTCGGTGCCTCAGATGGCTGGTAATGACGGTGTACGAGAACGCGTCCAAGAGCGTGTGCAGGAAGTCTTTGTGAATCGTCTTGACCACGAGGTTAACCGTATTTTGAAGTTGTAGGGGGGGTGGCCGTATGGTCGAAAACGAACTTACGCGTGCAATTCGCGAATTGGTTGCAGAGGCTGTGAAGGACTTTGCGTTGCCAACGAAGCCGGAACGCGGTTCCGAAGAGGGAGTGCTTCGCGCTCCGAAAGTCGTAAATGGGTATCTACCCCCAAAACGATCCGGACAGGACGACGACTTTCCTTTTGTCCTGGTTCGTGCTGAGGAAGGAGCGACCGATTTGGATTCAACCGAGGTGAAGGTCTCGATCGTTGTCGGGACCTACTCAGAAGAGTTCGACGGTCACGAGCACTGCCTGAACGTCATGTCACGCATCCGAACGGCGTTGTGTTCTTTGCCTGGGATGACCCTTGCTCATCGGTACCGTCTGCAACATCCGATCAAATGGAACACATATGGTGAGCAACCCTATCCGTACTGGCAACTTGACATGCAGACGACCTGGAGCATCCGCACGCCGCAGCCTATAGATCAAGAGGAGGATTTCTTATGACAACAAAGAAACCCGCAACTAAAAAGGCATCGACCAAAGAGGCCAAGGCCGTCGTTTACGTCGGTCCAACGCTTGGTGGCGGTGCCCTGATGCGCAACGCGGTGTTCCGCGACGGAGAGTTTCCGCCGCACATTGCGTCGATGCGCGAAAAGAGTGAGGCCCTTCGTGGTCTCTTTGTCCCGGTGTCTGAACTGGCGACAGCGCGAAAGCGCATCGGCGTGAAGGGCGACATTCTAAACGCCTATGTGCGTCAACTCAAAAATGAACTCTAAGGAGGTCATCAAATGGCATACAACCACGGGGTAAAAATCTCCGAAGTGCCGACTTCTATCCTGCCGCCGGTGCAGGTGGAGGCGGCCATTCCTTTCATCGTCGGGACGGCTCCGGTCAATATGGCAGACCCGACGAACGTCAATAAGCCTGTTCTCTGCTACTCGTATGACGAAGCCGTTGCGGCTTTCGGCTACGTGCCGCCGGTGGAGGACAGCGCAAGCGGTCTAAAAAAGTACGATTTCACGTTGAGTGAGGCGATTTATTCGCAGTTCGCTCTCTTTGGCGTCGCACCGATCATCGTTGTCAACGTGCTTGATCCTACGAAGCACAAGAAGACGGCGACGGCAAAGACGGTGACGCTTGACTCGAAGACCGGCTCTGCAACGATTGCTGAGACCGGCATCATCCTCTCGACCCTCAAGCTTTCTCAGGACGTGACGACCTATCAGGAAGGTACGGATTTCGTCGCGACCTTCAATGATGCGGGGCATCTGGTCATCACTTCGAAGAAGGACGATGATAACTTCAAGGTGCCGGTTGGCGCGTCGCTGACTTTGGCGGCCGAGAAGCTTGATCCGTCTGCTGTTACGAAGTCGGAAATCATCGGCGGCGTTTCCGTGGACGGTACCAAGAGCGGTCTTGAACTTGTCGGAGAGTGCTTCCCGCGCTTCCGTCTCGTGCCAGGGCAGATCGTCGCTCCGAAGTATTCGAGCGATCCGGAGGTAGCGGCTGTAATGGCAGCAAAGGCTGTCAACATCAACGAACACTTCCGTGCGATTGCTCTTATTGACGTACCTACCGACACGGTTGATGTCTATTCCAAGGTTACGGAATGGAAAAACAACAATAACGTCGTCGATGAGGCGCAGGTGACGTGTTGGCCGATGCTTGCTCTTTCCGGCACGGCGTACCACATGAGCACGCAGCTGATGGGGCTTATTGGGAAGGTTGACGGGGACAACGACGGCACGCCGTATGTCAGTCCGTCCAACAAGAACTTCCAGATGACTTCCACGGTCCTAGTGAACGGCAAGGAAGTCTGGCTCGGGCCTGAAAACAGTGCTTATCTGAACGGTCAGGGAGTCGTGACGGCGCTCAACTTCATCGGTGGTTGGGTGTGTTGGGGTAACCGCATGGCTTGTTACCCTGGAAACACCGACGTGAAGGATTCCTTCATTTCGGTTCGACGCATGTTCAACTGGGTCGGGAATACGCTGGTTCAGACTTTCTGGCAGCGTGTAGATGCTCCTCTGAATCGTCGTCAGGTTGACACGATTGTTGACAGCGCAAACGTATGGTTGAATGGCCTCGCGGCTCGCCAGTACATCCTGGGCGGCCGTGTGGAGTTCCTTGAAAGCGAAAACCCGAACACGGACCTGATGGACGGCATTGCACGTTTCCACGTGTACCTTACGCCGCCGTCTCCGAATAAAGAGATTCAATTCGTCCTTGAGTACGACGTGAACTATCTCTCGGCCTTGTTCGAGTAAAGGAGGAATGAAGAATGGCAGGAAACAACAAAGTCCCTGAACGATTGATCAATTTCAGGGTGTATGCAGAAGGCAATGACCTTCTGGGGGTTGCCAACGTTGAATTGCCGTCGCTCGAGGCGATGAGCGACACGGTCAGCGGTGCGGGAATTGCTGGTGAGGTGGAGAGCCCGATCTTGGGCCATTACGGGTCGATGACGACGACCTTCACTTGGCGAACGATTTCTGCTGATTTGACACGACTTGCGGAGCAGAAGGCGCACGCGCTTGATCTTCGCGGGTCGCAGCAAGTTTATGACGCCGCGCTTGGTACATATTCGACGGTTCCTGTGCGTGTATCCCTTCGCGCAGTGCCGAAGTCGATCAGCCTTGGATCGTTCGAAGTTGGAGCCTCTACGGATAGTGAATCCGAGTTTGAGGTGCTGTACATCAAGGTCGATGTTGGCGGTAAGACGCTTGTCGAAATCGACAAGTACAACTACATCGCTCGTTTCAACGGCGAAGACAAGCTCGCGAGCGTTCGTAAGGACCTGGGACTGTCGTAATGCAAAGACCGGTCGGAGGCAGGTACCTCTGACCGGATCAAACACAAAATATTGAGGTGAAAATATGAAGCATATTTTTGCAACGCCCTTCGAATTTGAAGGCAAGAAGTACGAAGAAATCGAGATGAACCTTGAAGGGCTGAAGGGCGAGGACATTTCTGCAGTGAAGAGACAATATTCTGCACTGGGGCTGTTCTCGCCTCTTCCGACGACCGACTCGGATTTCTGTGCGCTCATTCTTGCGCGTCAGGCGAAGTTGCCGATTGAGTTCTTCAACGAATTGCCGGCACGTGAGTATTGCTTGATCACCCAAAAGGTGAGCAATTTTTTGAGCTACTCGGTCTGAGGGTCGCCGATCCTGTGAACTTCATCATGCAGGTGTGTATCCAGCTTTCTAGAAAAGAAACTGGCTCGGGGGCGCTTGAATGGTTCGCTACTTCACTTATTGACCTCGGCCAATGGGCACAAGTCACTGATGAAATGGATAAACGACAAAAGAGATAGGGCGCGAGGCCTTACTTTGGGACTTCTCCCTCCTTACCTGGTAACATAGACCTATACAAGGAGGGGGAACCGATGTTTAAATTTTTTGAAGCACTATTGGACGGCGTGAAAGCGATTGTGGCCTTGGTCGCCGGGGTGGTGATTTGCTACTTCTGTTATTTCCTAGTGTTTTCATAAAACAATCAGAATCCTAAAGAAAAGAGCTCGCTTCGGCGGGCTTTTTTCTTTTCTAAAGGGGCAGAGAAATGGGTGCTAAGGAATACAGTATTGCGTTCATGATTGCTGGCAAGCTGTCCGGAGCATTCAGCAATACGTTCAAAAAAGCGAATGACACGGTAGGTGCATTCAATAAGCAGGTTAATACGCTAAATCGTGAATCGGCGCAAGTAGACGGGCTTGTAAAAATGCGTCAAAAGCTCAACGAAAACGCACGAGCTTGTATTGATGTAATGAACAAATACAAGGGCGTAACCAATAACGCTCGGGAACTTGATCAAAAGACGGCAGAGCTGTCTAGACAATATGACTCCGCTAAGCGACGTCTGTCAGCGTATTCTTCGCAGATCAACAGATCCACAAACGTTTCGGATGAGTTGATCAACAAGTACGAACAGCAAGAGCAAAAAGTAGCGGAACTCGGAAGGGCTTTGAAGGCTGCGCAAAAAGACCAGGAGTCTTTTCAACGTGTTGTTGCGTCATCAAAAAAAGAACTTGATCGCGCAAAAGCAGCAGTAGATAAGCAACGAACGGCGGTGCGTGAGCTTGACTCTTCTTTGGGGACGGCCGGACAAACTCTGCAACAGCTTACTCGTCGCCAAAACGAACTGGCTCGAGCTGCCGATAAAGCTCGTGTTGCTCAGGAACGGTTGGCAAAAGCTAATGCGTTGCAGAGTCGCTTGAAAGACGGAGGCATGAACAGTCAGGGGGTGCTTCTCAATATGGCTGCCAAGGGAGGAGCTACGTTGGGGATGCCGATTAACGAGGCAATGAAGTTGGAAGATGCGATGGCAGATATTGCTAAGGTAGCCAACTTTGATAATCCTGATGGCCTCAAAAATCTGCAGAAACAGTTGCAGAAGATGAGTCTTCGTATTCCTCTCGCTGCAGACGGCCTCGCTCAGATTGCAGCGGCGGCAGCACAGTCTGGCATTGCTTCGAAAGATTTGGCCGGATTTACCGAGCAGGCGGCAATGATGGCTGTGGCATTCGGTATTTCGGCAGATGAAGCCGGCAACATGATGGCAAAGTGGAAGAGCGGTATGGGGCTCACGAATGAAGAGACCTATCGTCTGGCTGATGCCGTCAACTACCTGTCGAATAACAACGCGGCGTTGGCTTCAGAGATCGGGGATACCATCAAACGTTATGGTGCTCTTGGTAAGGTCGCGGGGTTGACTGCAGAACAAACAGCGGCTCTTTCTGCATCTGTCATCGGTGCAGGGGCGACCTCTGAAACTGCGGCAACTGGCATTAAGGCCATGATGCGTGCGATGGGGAGCGGTGGATCGATGTCCGATGTTCAGGCTGCTGCCTTCAAAAACGTAGGGATTGATCCAAAACAGCTGCAGAAAAATCTTCAGAAGGATGCACCACAGGCCATCATGAGTACTTTGGAGGCGATTCAGAAGAAGATTCCAAAGGAGAAGTGGAACCAGTACCTCAACGCCATGTTCGGCGACGAAGCGGCGGTTGCTATTGGTCCAATGATGCAGAACCTTTACGGGCTCAGAGTGAATTTTGAGCGTGTATCTGACCCTGCGAAATATGCGGGATCGATGTTGGGAGAGTTCAAGGCAAGAGCGGCAACTACATCCAACGCTCTGGTTCTTGCTGGCAATACCGTGAAGTATTTCGCCCAGGCTGTCGGTGCTCCGCTGCTTGATCCTTTGAAGGAGGGAGCAACAGAGTTCGTCAAGTGGGGCGAAAAAATCGGCGATTGGGTGAGCAACAACAAAGAGCTTGTCATGAGCATGATGAAAGTTGCAGGTGCCGTTGTTGGTAGCATTGCAGGCTTTCATGTATTGCGTATGGCACTGGCCTTTACGGTGAGTCCGATGATTTCGCTCTACAAAGGCTTTCTGAATATAAAGAAGGCTGTCGATTGGGTGCGAAATAGCACGATGCTCGCGTCGATTGCGACGAAGATTTGGGCTGGTATTTGCAAGGTGACTACAACAACAGTCAGTCTTCTCAAGGGGGCGTATCGTTTGATGGGGACGGCGCTCAAGGGCATAGGCTGGGGTGTCAGCCAAGGGTTGATGCTCGCATGGAGAGCTGCGTGCATTCTGACGAACGGTGCACTCACGGCACTCAGGATTGGCGCAAAACTCCTCGGAGGCGCTTTGAAGTTCATGTTTACGACTCCGATTGGGTTGGCGATCTTGGCCGTAACGGCGCTCGTTGCTGCCGGTGTCGCGCTTTACAAAAACTGGGACGTTGTGAAGGCCAAAATGAGCGAACTTTGGGGGAAGTTCTCCGAGTTTGTTGGGAATGTACAAGGGAAGTTTGTCAGTGCATGGTCTTCAGCATGGGGGAAAGTCAAGAGCGTATTTTCTGGTGTGTTCGATAGCTTGCTCGGCATCGCAAAGAGTCCGATCAACAAAATTATCGGTTTGGTAAACAGTGCTATCGGTTCCATCAACGGCATCTCTGTGAAGATTCCGGATTGGGTGCCGAAGTACGGTGGTTCGACGTTTGGTGTCAATCTTCCAAAGGTTCCTCAGCTTGCTGAGGGCGGTATTGCGACACGCTCGACGCTTGCGAACATCGGCGAAGGCGGAGAGCCCGAAGCAGTCATTCCTCTTTCAAAGCTTTCAACCATGCTCGATACGAGAGGTGGTGGTCGGGGAGACACTATTGTGTTTTCGCCAGTGATCAACATCTCTGGGTCTTCGAGTGATCCATACGCTGATGTGAAGCGAGGGATCGATGAAGGACTGAATGATTTTGAAAAGAGGTACCTTCGAATGAAGGCGCAGCAACATCGGCTGTCGTATGCGTAAGGAGGCGTAATGGTGAGGACATACGAGACCCTCGCGATGGACACCTGGGACATCATCGCTAAACGAGTCTATGGCTCCGAGGCGTTGATGGACCAGTTGATCCGCGCAAATCTACAGCACCGGAAGACGGTGTTCTTCAGTGCCGGCGTCGTGCTCAATGTGCCGGATATTGACACTGACTCGGCGGAGTTTGCTGAGAATCTGCCGCCTTGGAAGCGTAAGGAGGGGACGCGATGAGTGGACCTATTCAGACCTATCTGAGGCTCCTCTTCACCGAAGCTAGCACTTCGGTGACGCAGGACATCCTGCCTGATCTCCTTTCCTTTTCATACGACGACAAGGAAACGAATGAGGCGGACGAAATCAGCCTCACGCTCAAAGACCCGACGGGGAAGTGGGCGAGTAAGTGGAAGCCGGATGGCGGCGAAATCGTACGCGCCTACATCGCAACGGGGACGGTTGACGGGAAGAAAGGGCGCGAGCTTTTCTGCGGGAAATTCTTTGTCGATTCACTCCGCACCAGTGGTTCGCCTCGCGTCTTTGAGATGCGGGCTGTCTCGATTCCTCTCAATACTCCGATCCGTCGAAAGATGGTGACAAAGGCTTGGGAGAAAAAGACGCTCAAGGGCATTGCTCAGGAGATTGCGACTGCCGCGAAAGTCAAGCTCCTATTCGATTCTCAGGACAACCCGAGCTACGACCGCCAAGACCAGAAGGCCGAAAGCAATCTGAAATTCCTGTCGCGTCTGTGTGAGGATGCGGGGCTTTCAATCAAGGTGACAGACTCGCAGATTGTGATCTTCGACCAGGCTTTCTATGAAAAGAAGAAGCCGGTCAAAACGCTCAAGCTTGGTGTTTCGGACATCCTTTCGTGGGACTTCGAGTCACAGCAATCGGAGACGTACAAAACTTGTACGGTGTCTTGGCGCGATCCGAAGAAGAAGCAGAAAGGCTCTTCTGGTGGTTACAACATGGACCTTGAAAAGGGCGACGGTGGGGACGATCCTGAGTATGACATGGACCTTCAGAAGGTTAAGAAGAAGGTCAACGTTGCGGTCAATACCTACACATACACGGACCCGAATGTGGAGGATAACGGCCAGGAGTATCAGGTCAAAAAGCGCGCCGCATCTCTGGACGAAGCCAAACGCATCGCAAAAGCCACATTGAGGAAACTCAACCTTCGCAGCGTAACGGGAAGTCTTTCACTGGTTGGGGACACATCGCTTGTGGCAGGTGTCGTTGTTGAGCTCAAAGGGTTCGGCAGCTTTGATGGTCGGTTCTACATCGAGTCGGCCTCGCACTCCGTTTCCACGAGCGGATATGTGACAAGTATCTCTGTCCGACGTGTGAACAGTAACTATTAAGGAGGTGGACTCATGCCACTGTTTGAACAACCGATCCTGCCTGATCTGATCAAGATCGGGGAGGTCAGTAGTGTTGACCCTGAAAAATGCACGGCCAGGGTGGTGTTCGATGACGAAGACTCGCTTGTGTCTTACGACCTGCAGATTCTGCAACGTAATACCTATGAGAACCAGGATTATCAGATGGTCCATCCGGGGGAGGACGTTGTCTGCCTTTTCTTGGGACCGGGGCAGGAAGACGGCTTCATCATCGGCTCTCTATATGCCGGGGAGATTAAGCCGCCAGAGGCATCCATTGACCGGCGAACGGTCGTCTTTAGCGACGACACGCGCGTCTGCTACGACCGTCAGGAGCACAAGCTCACGGTGACGATTGAAGGCACGGAGATCGTTTTTAACCGCCAGGACGGCTCCATCACGGTGCCGAACGCCGTGACGATCAATTGCACAACGGCGACGGTCAATGCATCGTCGAGCGTCACGCTTGATACGCCGAAAACGGACATTACTGGTGTGCTGAACGTCACTGGCCTCATTACCGGGAAGGGCGGCCTCGCTGTTAGCGGTGGAGGCGGTGCGGCCGTAACGGTGTCCGGAAACATGAATCTGGAAGGTCAGATCGATGCGTCGAGCGATGTGGTCGCAGGCGGTATCAGCCTCATGAACCACACTCATAAAGAACAAGGCGACGGTTCTCCGACGAGTCCGCCGCTGTAAGGAGGCGAGAAGAAAATGGGCCTGGGATTTTCGGCAGTTGGTCTTTTCGGCAAGCTGCCCTTTCTCTGCAGTAGTGCAGTGACATTCACCTTCAAGGACCTGTCTGTTTCGCGCTCGGTTCGATGGGCGACGCACGAAGTGATAGGCAAAAAACCGTTGCTTGAGTACATCGGACCAGGGCTTACAGAGGTCAGCTTCAACATTCAGTTGAATTCGATGCTCGGGACTCCGCCTTTGGCAGCGCTCATTCAGCTCAAGAAAATGCTCGAGAAGAAACAGGCTGAGCGACTGCTCATCGGGCCGGACTACCTTGGAAAGTTCGTCATTGAGTCGATTGGTGAGGAGCGCAAGTATCACAACAACTTTGGCATCTGCGTGTCGGCAGAGGTCAGCATCACCTTGAAGGAGGCGGCGTAAATGGCTCAATACACAGTAACGCTATCAAGTCAAGTTGACTTCGCGCCGTCGGACGAGGTGCGAGAGATTCTGCAGAACGTGAGGACAATCCTCAGCACGCGAAAAGGCTCCGTGCCATTGGATCGAGACTTTGGCCTGACGTGGGCGCACGTAGATAAGCCCCTGCCGGTCGCCAAGATGCTGATGCGGTCTGAGGTGATCGACGTGATTGAAAAGTACGAGCCAAGGGCAACGGTCGTTTCTGTCGACTTTGACGAAGACACGGCGAGCGCGATGGACGGCGTTTTGAAACCGCGCGTCGTCGTTCAGATTGGAGGAGATGAGTAAATGGCAGAAGTACTACCACGATGGGGGTTGCCTGAGGTCAACTTTCTCGAAACGGACGCCGAGACAATCAAAGCGGAGATTATTACGGGTTATGAGCAGGCGAGCGGACGAACGCTTGCGGCGGGTGACCCAGTTCGCCTCTACCTGTTGAGCCTCGCTACCGTCATCATTCAACAGCGCACAGCTGTGAATCTTGCGGCGCAGCAGAACCTCTTATCGATGGCTCAGGGCGAATATCTCGATGCGCTCGGCACGCTTTTGAGCGTCACGCGTCTTGCTGAAAGCAAGGCCGTCACGACAATAAAGTTCACGCTTTCTCAGGCTCTGGCGACGGTCTACACGATCCCTGCAGGAACAGAGGTGACGAACGGGGTTGTGACTTTCGCAACGGACCATGAGCTCAATATTGAGAAAGGGAAGCTCGAAGGGAGCGTCACGGCATCCTGCACCGTCGCAGGGATAATCGGCAACGACTATCTTGCCGGTCAGATCAACACCATCGTCAAGCCGATGACGTTCGTTGCAAAAGCTGAAAACACAACGATTTCGACGGGGGGATCGGAAGCCGAAAGCGACGAGTCCCTTGCAGAACGCATTCGACTCGCACCGAATAGCTTCTCTGTTGCAGGGCCTGAGAAGGCGTATGTCTACCATGCGAAGAGCGTGTCGAGCTCCGTGCTAGACGTTTCCGTCACCTCCCCGACACCGGGCGAGGTCGATGTCTATGTCCTGCTTGCCGGCGGCGAATTGCCGTCTCAGGAAACGTTGGAGCAAATCGCAGCGTACTTGAGCGACGAAACGATCAGACCGTTGACGGACTTCGTGAAAGTGCTTGCGCCGAAGGCTGTGAATTATGAGCTTGAGCTTCATTACTGGATCAGTCGCGAGGACAGCTCGCGTGCTGAGCAAATCAAGGCCGAGGTGACAGCAGCTGTTGAGCGTTATCGCCTTTGGCAGCAGAGCAAGATCGGCAGAGATATTCTCCCTGCAAGGCTCATTCAGTACGTCATGCAGGCGGGAGCTTCGCGCATCGACAACCCGACGATGAAGCCAGTTGACTTCCAGAAGCTCGAAAGCGACCAGGTCGCGCAGTGCACGGGCGTGAAGATCGTTTACGAGGGCTACAAGGATGAGTAAGGAGCTCGCGGAGGTAAGGCTGAGCGACTTGCTTCCGGACTCAATCGCTCAAGACGACAACGTAAGACACAGCGCGGAGGCGCTCGATAAACAGTTGCTTGACATGACGGCGGCGGTTGATCTTCCGTCGATTTACGTCAGCATTGACAAACTCACGAGCACTCAGCTCGACCATGTTGCCTACGGATGGGACGCGAGCGTCTGGCGCGACTCGTGGCCCGTCTCGATGAAGCGTAGCGTGCTCAAGAACGTCGTGCGAGAGAAGCGAAAGAAGGGCACGCTCCGGGCCGTGAAGGATGCCGTTGCGTCGATCGGTTCGGCAGCAACCATCAAAGAGTGGTGGCAGCAGGAGCCGAAGGGCACTCCTCACACTTTCGAGATTCAGGCGACGCTCGGAAACATCGAGGGCACGCTCGACTCGGAGATGCAGGAGGACCTTTTCGCGCTGATCGATGACGCGAAGCCGGTTCGATCGCACTACACCTTCGTGCTCGTTCGTCAGTTGGATGGCGGGCTTGGGATCGATGGTTATCTGCGCCCGGTAGCTTACGCGCGTATTCGCTCTGAAGAGATTGTCAGCCGTGATATTGATGCGGCTGTCGGCATTTTCGTCGGAGCGCGACCTATTGCTATGCGGTCCCTTGTTGGGCTTGCAAAATAAGGAGGGTTTCTCATGGACATCGTTTTGACGACAGCCGGTATTCAGGCCGTCATCAATGCACAAGAGACCGGTACGAACGCCGTCACCATTTCTGAGATCGGCGTCGGAACCGGCAAATACACAGCAAACAAGGAACAGACACAGCTACAAGCTCAAGTCAAGCGCATGCCGATCCTAGAAGGTGGGCAAGCGGGTGACAACGCGATTCACGTCGCGTGCAAGGATGACGGCCCGGGCTCGTATGAAGTGTGCGAGTTCGGGCTTTTCCTTTCTGATGGGACGCTTTTTGCGGTCTATTCGCAGAGCACGCCGATCATTGCAAAGCAGGAGTCAAGCAATCTGCTCCTTGCTATCGACATGAAGCTCGAAGGCGTCAACGCTGGGAACATCACTTTCGGCGATGTGTCTTTCTCTTTCGCTGCTGCAACGGCCGTGAATGCGGGGATCGTTGAGCTTGCTACTGACGAAGAAACGCAGGCAGGGACCGATACGCAGCGAGCTGTGACGCCCGCCGGTCTGAAGAGCTTGACTTCCACTGCAGAACGTGCGGGTCTCATCCGAACAGCAACGGAAGCCGAAGCGAAGGCGGGAACGGAAGGCGCGGCTGCTCTCACGCCTGCGACCATGAAAGGCGCAGCTGCTTCCGAAGCGGAAACGATTGAAGGGAAGTCCGGGACGCTCTATGTGACGCCTCTCGGCCTTCGAGGCTTGAAAGCTACGACAGGACGAAACGGGCTAGTCGAACTGGCGACCGAGGCAGAGGCAAAAGCGGGGACGGACAAAGAACGCGCCGTTACCCCTGCGAGCTTAAAGGCCGTCGTCGATGAGGCGACCCCGGACGCAAGCGAAGCCGCCAAGGGGATGATTCAGATCGCCTCTACGGTTGATGCTACAGCCGGAACAGATGCTTTGAAGGCAATGACGCCCGCAACTGGAAAGGCTGCGCTCGATGCGCGAATTGCGACAGTTGAGGAAGCGAAAGTTGGCACGTCGGCGACGAAGCTCATCACACCTGCAACGCTAAAAGCCGTCGTGGATGCAGCTGTGGCGGCGGCTCTTGCGAAACAAGGAGGTGCCGAATAATGGCCAACACAATTTTGATTACTGACGCCGGTCTGGCCGAAGTTGTTGAGGCAGAACAGGGAGGATTCGCCCCCGTTGTCATCACGGAGGTGGGCTACGGCACGGGGCAATACACGCCGACGAACGACCAGACGACCTTGAAGGAAGAGTTCAAGCGTCTAACGACCATCGCAGGCGGTGCGGTTGGAGACAACGTCATCCACCTTGCGGCCCGTGATGATTCGGCAGAGGCCTACACGGTCTACGAGGTCGGTCTCTATACGGCGAGTGGAACCCTTTTCGCAGTTTGTTCGCAGACGGTTCCGATCATCCAGAAGGCCTCGCAGTCGCAGGCTTTGCTTGCGATCGATCTCGCCGTGACGGACTTCTCTGCGGACTCTGTCGCTTTCGGCGATACGAACTTTCTGAACCCGCCTGCTACGACAACGACTCTCGGTGTTGTCGAGCTTGCGACGGATGAAGAAACGATTGCAGGAACAGATGGGACGCGTGCTGTCACTCCGAAGAGCCTCAGCGCACGGACATCGACGGAAAGCCGCACCGGTTTGATCCGCATCGCGGTGCCTGCGGAAGTGCTTGCTGGCAAGGAAAACACAAAGGCAGTGACGCCGTTTGGCTTGCTTTCTGCCTTCTTGAAGAATCACGGCGACAGCGGCTTTCAGAAGTTGCCGAACGGTTTGATCGTGCAGTGGGGAAAAGCCTCGATTGCATCCGATGGCTCGACCGTTGTTGCCTTCCCAGTTGCTTTCCCGACGAGCGCCGTTTTCGCGAACGCGACGCCTACTGGTGAGGTTGCTGCGGACTTCGTTGCCACTGGTTTGACGAAGGGGAACACGACCTTCAAGCACAACGCAAACGGAAAGGTCCAGGCGCTCTGGATGGCGCTCGGATTCTGAAAGGAGAGGACAGGATGGCTTACTACTACAGCGCGTCTCAACGCGCGTTTTACTGCACAGAGATCGTGTCTGTGGACGTTATGCCCGCAGACAAGGTGGCAGTCGCGGACGAGGCATACAAGAGCCTCATGGCCGCCCAGAATGCGGGGAAGTTGATCCGTCCAGGTGCGGGCGGAGCTCCTGAAGCCGTCGACCAGATGGGCGCTGCCGCAACTGGCATCGTCCACGAGCTGACGGCTGCAACTGCTGACAAGCTGGGCCACATCAAGATCGGCAAGAACGTCGATGTTGCAGCAGACGGAACGATCTCGGTCAATCTCTCGAAGGACGTTGGCGATCAAAGGGATCGTGCTCCTGAAAAGCCTGACTATGGCTTGAGTTGAAGGAGGTGAGGGAATGGCTGCTGTTCACAACTTTTCTCTCGATCAAGGTTCGGACAAGGTTGTCTATTTCGTCTTGCGAGATAAGAGTGGACCGATTGATTTGAGTGGGTACTCGGCTGCCATGCAGGTGCGCCGGTACGCATTCAGCGAGGCGGCTATTGACACGCTGACAACGTGTAATGGTCGCCTTCTTATTGATGGGCCTGCCGGGAAAATCACAGCGAAGTTCAATCACGCAAACACCGAGCAATATCCAGGCGATACGGTGCTTTATGACATTGAGCTTGAGTCCCCGGACGGTGCAATCACAAGGATTCTCGAAGGGAAAATCAAAGTTTCTCCGGAGGTGACCCGTGTCAGATGCAAGCCTAAGACGTGAAAAGTTTCGCAGAAAAATTGCTTTAACTGAAGAAATCTATATCGAAGGTCAATGTAGCGATATTGCCCCAAAGATTGTCACAGTAGAGGTTCCAGGAATTCAGGGACCTCCGGGCAAGGATGGGGCAGACGGAAAACCTGGAGAGCCCGGTAAACCGGGCGAAGGGGCTCGCGTCGAAAGCATTGAGAACTCTTTCATTGACAATCTTTTTTAAATCGTAAAGGGAGTGAGAAAAATGAGTAATTTGAACGCTTTTTTGGATAAGCAAGGGTTAACTCATTACGACAGCAAATTGAAAACGGTCGTTGCCGGGCAGATGACAATCGAGGGGCGCACGATCACGCTGAAGAGCGTCTCTGGTGCAACTCTCGCAACGGTGACGATGCCGCAGACGATCTATGAGCTTGCAACGGCTCAGAAAGACGGTCTGATGAGCAAGGAAGACTTCGCCAAGTTGCAAGGTATTGCGGCTCAGGCTACGAAGGTCGAAAACTCTGAAACGAACGGGAACATCCAGATCAATGACGTGGAGACGCCCGTTTATGTCCATCCGACCGTGACGGCAGGCGCTCTTGCGGCGGGTCTCTACAAAATCACGACCGACGGTAACGGGCACGTCACTCTAGGGACGAAGGTCGTCAAGGGTGACATTACGGCTCTTGGTATCCCGGCGCAGGACACGACGTATGGTCCGGCCACGGCTGATGCTGCGGGTCTGATGTCTGCTGCCGACTTCACAAAACTGCAAGGAGTCGCTGTGGGAGCTCAGGTCAACGTACTCGAAAAAGTGAGCGTCAACGGCGGTGCTCTGCCGGTCAGTTCGAAGGGCGTCAATATTGATCTCACGCCGTACGCGCTGAAAACGGACATTGCGAGCGCTGTGAACTACAAGGGTTCCGTCGAAAACTATGCGGCGTTGCCGACCAAGGACGTGAAGGCCGGCGATATGTACAACGTCGAGACTGCCGATCCTGCTCATCAGATCGACGCCGGGATGAATGTCGTTTGGAATGGCGCGAGTTGGGACCCGATGGCTCCGATGATCACGATGACTGGCATTACGAACGAAGAGATCGACGCCCTCTTTGCATAAGGGGGCATTCCGATGGCTAACTCTTTTCTTGATTTGATAGGGCTGGCTCACTTCAAAGAGAAGCAGAGTCAGCAAATTAGCAAAGAGTTCGCAAAGAAGTCCGAGGTCGTCACAAAGGCTGAGGCTTCGGACTTCGCGAAACACAAGACGTGCAGCGCGATTCGAGATCGCTCTACGTCAAAGCCTGACTACGGGCTGAATACAAAGGAGGGGGCTAAATAATGGCTCTGAAAGAACAGGACATCGTCTTTACGACGACGGATGAGGCGGGTAACCCCGTCATTCAGTTTCCGATTACGCGCGTCGAAAATGTCGAAGACGCCGTGCGTACTGTGAACAAGAAGAAGCCTGACAGCAATGGCGACATTCAGATCGATGTCGACATGAGTCATCTGGCGACAAAAGATGAGCTGACGAAGGGCTTGGCGAATAAGCGAGATCACACGATCCAGATCGCCAACGCGGACCTGAACACGCTGCTTGAGGACAAAACATGGGCCTGCAGTGGGACGCTGAAAAATACACCGATCGCTTGCACCTTCTGCATCGTGCAGGCTTATGACACGGGTGCTCCTGTCAGCGGGAACATCGTGCAGGTCTGCTACGTCCCGAACCTAACCGACAACACGGTCCGCACCTTCTGGCGCAACTGCACTAATGGGGTGACCTTCGGAAAGTGGAGCGAGTCTGGCGCGGTGAAGACGGTGAATAGCATCGCGCCTGACGCATCCGGCGAAGTGACGCTTCCGAACGCTACGACGAGCAAGGCCGGTCTCGTGCGCCTTGCTGCTGAAGAGGACGTTTTGAATGAAGCTCCCCAGACGGCGGTCTGCACTCAGCTGATCTACGAAATCAACGAGTTCAGACGCAAGTCAACGGCGTACCAAGTCGGCGACAAGGTGGACTGCGCCTTCCAGTACGAGCGCTTCCTCGAATGCACGAAGGCGGGGAAGACGAGCGCGGAGCTGCTTGATACGCGAAATGTCACGCATGGTCAGGTCATTGCGGACGGCATGGTTGAATGGACCGTTCGTACCCATGTTCGAAGCGTGAATGGGAACGTCGCCGGCGCGGACGGCAATGTGCTCGTCGATGTTGGGGCGAAGACCGTCGAAGGAAAGACTCCTGACGGCAACGGGAACGTTTCTCTCGGGCTTCATGCTGTAGCGACTTCTGGGAACTACAATGACTTGGCGAACAAACCTAGTATTCCTGCATCTCCTATGGCGTATGTTACAAAAACGTGGGTAAGTGGGACTAGTGGCTATCGAGTTTGGAGCGATGGATATAAAGAACAATGGGGAATCTATAGACAGGGAGTTGGTAGTGATCGGAATGCAAAAATTACGCTTCACCTCGCTTTTTCAAACAGCAACTACAACATTACGGAGTCGATTTTGGCTTACACACACAACACTGGTGGGGATACTACATATGGCGTGATTTCAAAATCTGCATCTAGTTTTTCTCGCAGAGTTGATGACTATATGGACGGCTTTGAATGGAAAGCATGTGGATTCTAAAAGGAGGTATGAAGAATGACCTTTGAAATTGGACAGATTTTCGAGGGTGAGTATCCACCTGAAGCGGCAGTATGGTGTAATGAGCGTCAAGATTGCTACATTGATGAAATCGAACAGATTGGTTGCGTTCGTCGCTTTCAGATCGTAGCTGTTCCAGAACCGACCGACGAAGATGTTGCGGCTCAGATGAGAGCAGAACGTGATAGAAAGATCGCTAAGACTGATTATCTGGCGATGCCAGACTATCCTCTTTCTGATGAAGAAAAGAGGACAGTGATGGCTTATCGTCAGGCGCTTCGTGATGTGCCGACACAGGAAGGATTCCCGCATGAAGTTGTGTGGCCTGAGGTGCCATCTGCGTTCAAGACAAAAGGATAAGTAAACGCCCGGATAACTCACCGGGCGTTTGGCTTATTTGGACTCTGTTAACGAGAGCAGCAGGTTTTCCCACTGGTCCCATACACGCTCTGGGGCATATTCCTTCATGTCTTCTTTGGCGGCATTGCCGAGGTGAACACGAAGAGATTCGTCGCTCATCAGCTTCGAAAGTGCTTCAGCCAAGCTTTCTGGTGTGTGATCACAAAGGAATCCATTTTCTCCGTCATGAATGAGGGTGTTCACTGACGAGCACTCTTTGCAGCCGACAGAAGGTAGACCCATTGACATTGCTTCTGTTAACGCAAGAGGGAAGCCTTCAGTTTTTGACGGAAAGGCAAAAATCGAAGAGTTCATTAACTGCTGCGGAATATTATCAGTTGTTCCGCAAAGTCGAACGCGATTTTCAATTCCATTACTCATAATCACAGACTTGACTGTGTCGGTGTACTTCTGGTTGTAATGAGTTTCGCCCCAAAGATCAAGCTTCCACATTGGGAATTCATCTTTGATAAGAGCAAAAGCTTTAATTAAGAGCTCTTGGCGTTTTTCGGGAGATATACGCCCGACACAAATGATTGTACGCTCGCGACGATTTGCTGAAAATTGGAATTGAGGGACCCAGTTTGGAATGACTGTAATATTTGCTGACGGAAGAATAGCAAGGATGGTATCTACAAACTCTGGCCGCAAAACTTGCACAATCTCTGAGGCTTCTGTCGCAGCTTTAATGGTTTGTGGGGTGTGTGGCGGGAAGTAACCATTCGGTTCCCCATGAAGCATTGTTACAACAGGGACAGAATCGCTTCCTTTTTTGAGGGCATAAGTTGTGCCCACCTGAAAAGAAACGAAAACATCCGTCTGTACTTTCACAAGAGCTTGTTGGAGTTTGTACGCAAGCATATCGGCTTCAACGGCTACGCGCTTACTTTTTCGTTCTTCTTTGCTCAGGCTAAGTGCACGAAGTTTTCGAACAGGTTTTAACAATGAAAGTGGAAGTTTTGTATGGTAGGCGTTGATGAAATGAACTCTGCTATCTATTGGGAAGCCGGGAAGTCCTTCATTTTTGTCAATGCAAATGGCGGTGACGTTATGTCCTCTTTGCGTAAGGGCGTTTGCCATGTCACAGAAAATCTTTTCCGTTCCGCCCTTCGCATTGATAACACGCCAGGTATTGACGAGCGTGATGTTTAGGGGGCGATGAGAGTTAGAATCGACTGAGGTTGAGTGGGGGGGGTAACATATTGAAACATATTTGATGTGGGTGCAAAAATGGCTCACGGTTGCCGAATGATCCGTGAGCAGGGTACGTACCCGTAACTTTATCACACCGCCTTCGAGCGGTTTTTTCATATGTGGAATTTTATTGTCAAGGCGCTGAAAGATGCGCTAAAGGAAAAGGTGACTGAAATGACAAAGCGAGAAGTGAAGGAGCTGCTCGACAAGATCGGCGTCAAGGTCGAGGAAGTGACGGACGAGATCGTCGCCAAGGTGCAGGCTCAGAAGGCGCTGCTCGATGCTGAGACGCGACGCAAGACGCGCCTCTTCTGGGGACCTGTCGGCTTCATTGCCGGGGTTCTCGCTTCGTGGCTATACAGCGTCCTCTTCTGAGGATAGATGCAACGAGCTGTGAGAATCGGCGCGATGTGACTAAGGGCATGCTACTGTGTGCTCATGGCCGGGGGACTGTCCCTCGGCCTTTTTTATAAGGAAAGCCATTGTTTTATTACGGCTTCATTAACGACCAGAGCATTTGCACTGGCACGTACGGTTTCCCGACAGAGGTGACCATTCCTAACTACATCTACATCGGAACGACTGACGACAAGACCGTCATCGGTAAGAAGTGGACGGGCAACGGCTGGGTTGAAGTGATCTACTTCTTCTACGCTCAGCTCAACGAAAAGGACCTCTGTATCGGCGTGCAGGAGTATCCGACCGAGGTGATCGATGCGCGTTTGATTCGAATCGAAACGCTCGACGAATCTCTCATCGGCTTCTGGTACGACCGTTCGGATTCGACTTTCAAGCCGGCTCCGATCCGCGTGCTCGCAGATCACTCCACCGACGTTGTGAACTATCGCGACGAAGACCGTTGGCTTTCGGACGTGCTTGACGAAAAGGCAAACAGCCTCACGATCTACAGCAAGACCGAAGCGGACGCTCGCTTTGCCCTCAAGGGCGAAGGCGGCTCTGGTGGAACCCCGGGCGCTGACGGCGCTGATGGTTTGAGCGCTTACGAGGTGGCTGTCGCCAACGGCTTCATTGGTAGCGAGGTTGAATGGCTCGAGAGCCTTGTGGGTGAACCTGGCCTGCCTGGCAAGGACGGCGTTGATGGCAAGGACGGCATCGACGGTGCTCGCGGTGAGCAGGGCCTCCCGGGCAAGGATGGTCTTCCCGGCGCTGAAGGTGCGCCCGGTAAGGACGGCGCTCCTGGTAAGGATGGACTTCCTGGTCGAGATGGCGAACGCGGTCCGCAGGGCTATCCGGGTGCCGATGGTCGCGATGGAACGAATGGCCGAGATGGTCAGGACGGCCAGGATTTCGGTGGTTCTGTAGCTTCTGACGTTATTCGCCTCAACGGGACTCAGGCGCTCTTCAAAACGTCGTCCATGATGACGCTCGCGACGAACAGCCTTGAGACGATGATTGCCGGTTCGAAAATCTACTCGAAGACGGCCATCAGCGTTTCGTCGGACGTTCGACTCAAGGAAGGAATTGCGAAGGTCGATGCCGATCGAGCGATTGCGTTCATTCGCAAGCTCCCAGTTGTCACCTATTCCTACCTCGGCGAGGAAGACGGTCAGAAGCACATGGGGCTCATCGCGCAGCAGGTCCAGAATGCGGACCCGCAGATTGCGAAGCTCTTTGTCAGCAAGTCGTCTGAGGGCTATCTGGCGGTGGACTATGCTTCGCTCGTTTGTCCGTTGATCCTCGCGGTTCAGCGACTTTCGGAAGAGGTTGAGCGACTTAAAAGATAAGGCTTAAAGCTCCATAACAGGGGGACGGGAAACCGTCCCCTTTTTTTACGCCTGTAGTGATGGCAGGCGTGTCAGGGCTAGGGATTTTGACGGTCGTTGAATATGGTGAAGGGGAGAACAAACAAGGAGGTGATTTATGGAGAGAGGGTTTGTGCAGACGTTCATCGACTACATGTCGTTGCTCGTACCTGCTAAAGGGGAGGCGTATTTGATGCTCGCTTCAGGGGCTGTCGGAAGCGCACTGGCTTGGGCGCTAGGAGGTATTGACCTGCAGTTGCAGTGGCTGTTGATGTTCGTCGCCGTGGACTACGTGACGGGGACCATCGCTGCAGGAAAGACCGGCGAGTGGAACAGCCGTGTCGGCTTTCGAGGGCTTTTCAAAAAGGTTTTCATTTTCGTCGTCGTGATGCTTTCGCATGGGCTTGACGTAATCGCAGGCACAGACATGCTGCGCAACGCGGCTATTGCGGCTTACGCCGTTAATGAACTCGGCAGCACGCTTGAGAATCTTGACCGCCTTGGCTTTGGCGGCATGATCCCAGGCTTTCTGCATCGAGCGATTAAGGAAATTAAGAGTAGGGAGGTTGTCAAGAAATGA